AACCGCGTTCCGCGTAGAGTTCCTGCAAGGTTGTCAGTCCCATCTTGTAATCCTCGCGGGCGGCGCCTGCATCGCGGCCACCGTCGACGCTAATCTTGCGCGGCCCTTGGTAGTGCCATGAGTACCAATCGCCGCCCTGCGGTCGTGGCAGCAGTCCGGCCTTCATGGCTTTACTCAAAGCGTAGCCATCAATGCGTCGCGCAATCTTGCGGACAAGGCGCTGGTTCTTCTCGACGGTGCGCTGCGCTTTGGCAGTCACCAGGCGGACGACAGCGCCGCCAATTTTTGTCGGGTCTAAACTTAAATCATACGGCCATTCGATAGCCTGGAAGGCGCTGCGAAGAATTGTGTTTTCAAACTCCTGCGCGTTGGCGCTTGGGCGGTTGCGGTCTACAACTTCAATCTTACTACCAGAACCGGCGCGGAAGTAACGAATGGCCCCTCCCTCCAACGACTCCAGGGTCGTCGATAGGCTGCCGCTATCAATGGTTTGCTCGATGAAGGCTTCGGAGTCGTCGGCGTATCCGTCCTCGTTGTGTTCAACGAGTGCAATGCTGCTGGCTGCCTTTTGTGCGCTGAGTTCATATTCGCGGAGTTCCTTGACGTCCTGCAAGTCGGCTGTCACGGCCGACAGCGGCGAAATGCCTCGGTTCTGGTCGGCCCACTCTGGAAAGAAACAGAGTGCCATATCGCGGGCGCTGACTTTGCGCTCGCCGTCAATCATGTAGCTGACAGGCCTCCCCTGCTTGTTGGTGATTACTCCATTAAATTCATTTGGCCCTTGTGTCCTGCTTGCGATGCGGTGCGCTGGTATCAACTGCACGGCCGGATATCCGCTGCTTGTCTTGGTCAACAGCACGCCGACGTCGCCGTCGCGCTTGATTGACAGCAACGCCAGGTAAAGAAACTCTTCAAAGTCGCAGCGGCCTTGGATGTCCATGATGCCGTGGAATTCCTTCAGCCAGGCTTCAGCTTGAGCGCCCCACTCCAAGTCCTTGCCGACATATTGCGGCACGAACGGTTGCACCGAATATGTGCATTGTTCCAGCAGCGCCCCGCGAACCGGTGCGAAGTTTCCAAACAACCAGCGGCCGGCGCTGACAAGTTGCTGGTGCGTGCCTGTCGGTATTAGTTGCCGCGTGTCCTTGTTTAAGTAGCGCAGCGGCCGGCGGTGCCGGTTGCTTTGGTATTGGGGTTCCCACAAGGAACCGAGTTTTTTCAAGAATCCTTTAAGCATTTCTGAATTTTGCGTAGGTGCGCGTGCTTAAATAACCGTAGGTGCCAGGGTCTTTTTTCTTTAAGGCGAACCGGCATTCGCGAAGCACCTGGTCGATTGGCAAAGTGAATTGCTTGGTGGCGTTCCGGCCGCCGATGCCATAGGCCATCAGCGTTTTGCCTTCAGTAAGCAAGGTTTTGGCCTTTGCTTGTATGGTGGTAATTTCGCTTGTGCTGAAATTAAGAAATAAACCTTCCGCCCGCATTTCCTTCCCATGTTAGCGGATGGCCCGTTTTCTCAAGCGAAACAAAAAGAAGGCCGACCAGGGAAAGCTACTAAACCTGGCCGGCCATTGTTATGAGTGAGCGCCCGTTGCGGGCTGTTGTCATGTCCAAACAAACTACCGGCAGAACCAAAAGCCGGCGAAACGATTGCAAACTAGGTCGGCAAATCGTCAAGCGGTTGTTTGGGCGGCCGACCGCGTGGCCGGCTGCCAGGCTTCGGTGGTTTGTTCGCGTTGGCCCTGGCGGCCGCTGTCTTGGCCTCGCTGGTCGCGCTGCCAAGCAACTGGCCGATGTTGATTGGCTTGTCGCAATGCGGACACTTGTGGGTTGCTAATTCTTTTGCACCCATCCCAGTTTGCCGTCCTTGTTTCTAAATTTGAACCCCTTGCGGCCGATTGTTTTTAAATGCTTTTCAGCCGCTTCTTTTGTTTCAAACGCTTTTTCACTAGCAGGAAATCCAACTCCGCAATATCTGTCCGTGTATCCGTAAACGTACCATTTTTGGCTTTTCATTTCGCCACCACCTTCCGCAAACGCTGGCCGCTTGCTGTTGTGTGTACTTCGGTTTTTACAAGTCCCTTTTTTTGCAGCGCGTTGATTGAGCGGTTGTCTCGGTTGCCGCGTGAAAAATGATGACCCTTGGCGGCGATGCGCCCTAAAATGTATTCCTGCAACTTGCCTTGCAAATCTGCCTGTGACGGTCTTTCGATTGTGTTCATTTGTTTGGTTCGTTTGTTAAATTAAGCGCTCAAGCGTGTTTGAAGTGTGTTTGTGATTTTCACCGAGTCACCAACAACGTCACAAAAATAAGCAATTTGCCAATTCGACTGCACGTCGTACTTGTCTTGAAATATGCCAAGTTCTAACATTTTTATGTTCATTGCGGTAATAGGATAACTTGGGTCAAATTTAAACTCGACAACAGATTTCATATATTCTTTTACCCAACTTGTTTGACTGTCCTCAAAATGCCTTATTTCTGTTTGGTTGTCGTCGTATGATACAAGGCAAAGGCCGCTTTGGTTTTGTGCTTCGTTTTTCATATTAGCTTTTTTGTTTTGGCTTGGGTTCATTCCCTCGCGCTGCAAACAGTAAAACCCAACTGTTTGGTTTAGTCAACCCCTTTTTTGAAAAAAAATTAAAAAAGTTTTTAGGCCGTTTCCGCCAGGCATTTGGCCATCATGGCCGCCGCAATCTGCATCCCCTCGCAGTCCCAAAGGTGATTGGCCCGCTTGCCGACACGATGCCATTCGTAAACGGTTTGGCCGGCCTTGTCGTGGCGCTCTCTGCGGCGCTCGGAAAACATCTGCAACTCGTACTCGTTGCCAGCATCCGGCGTCACCGTCCAGTTTGCACCGCGGCCGTCGCGTAGGTTGGCCAATACATCTTTGCAAGTCGGGTTAGACCAATGGAACAAGGTAACCGGCCGCACCCTGCCCTGGCTTTTCGTTCCAACGGCAGGGTCGACGTACACTCGCGGCGAGTAGGCGCGGCGAACGGTTTCGCCTTTCACCTTGTGCGCGAAGTCTTTTGTTTTGGCGCCCTTGATTGAAGTGAAGCCAAACCGCTTGCAAGCCGCATAAACCTTCTGCGCGTTGTAACCGCTGTCGATGAATACCAGGTGCGGCTTGACGTTGTACTCGGCCCGCAAGTCCTCGATACTCTCAAACGTCAACGGCTTCGACCAATGCGCCAGACGACTCTGGCCGTCGGCAGCCCAGGCGCGGACGACCAAATAAAACAAGTCGCGCTGGACGTCGACGGTTGCAAAGCGGAAGGCTTCGTCGGGCCAAGGCCATTCGTCGTCATGGGTTGCCAGTTCCCGTAGTTCGTCGTCGGTTTCCATTTCCTCAATCCAGGGAACGCCAAGCGATTCGGCCTTGAATACTTTCAGCGGAACGGTGGTTCCGACTTTCATCGCCGCCTTGGCCTGCAAAAATTCTTGCACCAAATCGCGCCACGGCACCCATGGCGGCAGGACGGCCGACCAGCGGAAACTGACTTTCTCGCTTGGCGCCTTCTCGTTAGTGGGCCGCCACTTGCCGGAAATGGCGAAGGCTTTGCGGACGTCCTGCCGGTCGGTAAACGTGGCCATGCAATGCGGACATTCGTACCGAATCGTTTTGGCTAGTTCGTCAAAATCATACTCATCGTTGACGTATGTCTTTTCGTTGGTGTCCCACTTGATAAAGTCGAAATTCATTTCATGGCGTTCGTCGCATTCGGGACAAAGCACCTCGTAAATGCGTTGGTCGCCGGCAAGGAAAGCACGATGCACATGGTCATTTTCGTGGTCAGGCGTTGAGATTACCACGCGGCGTGCGTTCCAGAATGCACGGGTTCGTTTTATCACCATTTCGTAAGCGCCAGGCGGATAATTCCGCACCTCATCCAGAAACAGCCACCGGATTGGCTTCGACTGCAACTTGCTTTGGCTGTTGGCGCCGTTAATCACCAACGGCATCGAGGCGAAGTTAATTTCCAAAGTCGTCTTGGCGTGCCGGTCGGCAGGAAATAATTCGGCAACCGCTTCGCAGTTTTCCAGCGTCGGCATCAACCGCGTGCGTGCGAATGTCTTGGCTTCGTCCTGCGCCGCCATCACCCACATGGCAGGGCCAGGGTCTTGTGCGATGCACCAGGCCGCCAGGGTTATCACCATTTGCGTTTTGCCACTTTGGGCGCTGCACATGATAGCCAAGTCCTTGCAGCGGTTGTCGGCGAAGCATTCCATCGGTTCCTTTGTCCAAGGCGCGATGTTGGCGTCGAACTTGCCAGGAAACGGCGACGTTTTGTCGACGACAATATTCTGCTCGGCCCAGCGCCAAGGCGGGTCGGTGCTGCGCGGTGCTATTGCGCGGCGGGCGATGCGTTCAACCGTTGTCGTCTCCATTTGTCCTCTTCAAGTATTGCGAATGCCGCGGCAATGGCTTCGCGCTGTTTGATTTGTATGTCGGCCGCCTTCATGCCTTCAAGGATTGGCGGCAATTCGTTTTCCAGCTTGGTGTATATCATGCCTTTAAACTGGTGAACCATCCGCGTGACTTCCACTTCTACCTCGGAAACCGGAATCAGCTTGCCCAACTTTTCGTCGATTTCGATTTCCAGCAGCGCGTTCTTCCGCTGCAAGTTCTCCGCCTGCAATCGGCCGCGGTTTAGTTCGTCGCCCTCGACCGGTTTTAGGCCGCGGGATTCGACGAACTTCTGCCAGGCTGCCAGGTCGTGACTCCCGTCGGGGTATGCCTGCGGCGCACCATCCATTTTTGACCAGACATACAAGGCCGCCCTGCTGCATTGTAAGATGTTGCATAGTTCGACAATCGTCGGAATGCCGCGCCGACTTGTCTTTTTTTTAGCTGCCTTTTTTGCGGCCATATTTCAGTTGTGAGCGCATTTGTTTCTCTGCGCGGGTTGGGTTCATTCGTATT